CTGTAGCATATGCTTTTGTTCCAGCACCGTGTTTGATTCTAACTTCTGGAACTGCAGTGTAGTTAGTTCCACCACTTGTAAGAGTAATATCAGCAACTGCTCCACCCGAAAGAGAAACTGTTGCAGTAGCACCAGTACCACCACCGCCACCAACAAATTCTACTACTGGAAGTTGTGTGGTAGGAAGTTCAAATCCACCATTATCACCAGTTCCACTGCCAGAAGTGTAAATGTCTGACTTTGTATCTGCAGCAATGATCAAGTCGCCAGTAGTTACAGATGAAGTTCCTCCCTCATATCCAGTAACAACACCAAAAGAAACTTGAGCAAATCCATTACCAGGAGTTGAAACTCCAGACGGTGCAGATCCTGCACCACCAACTGTAATACTGGCATTTCCAGCGGTTCCAATTTGATCCTTGTCAATTAGTAGATATACAAATCCACCAGATCCACCACCACCGCCACCAGTTCCCCAGTAACTTCTATCTTCTTCATAGGAATAAGAAAGATACCCACCACCAGTATTTGATGTGCTGTGACTGACTTGATCAAAAATTGATGATTTATATGATGTCATTCCGCGACCACCACCACTACCACCACCGTGACCAGCAGGACCACCGCCACCGCCACCGATTCCACCACCAGAACCAACGTAAGAAGAGGTAGCGATACCACCACCGCCGCCACCGCCGCCGCCGCCATTACATCCAGCGTTACCACCGTTAGCACCACCACCACCAAACAAGTTGGAAGTTGTACTTAGGGGACTATTGCTATTCCATCCAGGAGTATTATTTGATGTTCCAGCATATCCTCCAGCACTGTTACCACCATCATATCCACCACCGCCACCGCCTCCACCAGCGCCAGCGAGAATAGTTCCACCACTGTTTTTAAGTGCAGTGGCACCACCACCGCCACCACCGTTTTGACCAGATCCATTCTTATTACCACCAGATCCACCAGTAGCACCATAAGCACCACTGCCACCAGATTGTCCACTACCAGTTGATCCAATCTCAAAATCTCCAGAAAATCCACCAGATGGACTCTTTACAGATAATTTTAAAACAGATCCTGAACCAGCAGATCCACCATTAGTTCCACTGCCTCCATTAGCATTACCCTTGGAAACTCCAGCAGCTCCAGCTAGGGTGATCTCAATCTTAGTGAAAACATAACTGCTGCTGAGATTTAAGCTACCACTACTATAATACGTGTTAGATCCAGTATATCCACTGTCATCTACGTAACTGTGAATACCATCTGTACCATCATTAGTTCCCAATGATCCTGTTACATCACCTCCCTCGCCAGCTTGACCAGGATTTGATGGATATGAACTAATATAAAATGGTCCGCTTGTTCCGCTAGTGCCAGCCTCAGATTTATTTTGTAAAACAGTAGCAAGACCAGACGCAGTTCCAGTGATTGAAACAGTTCCACCATTTCCACCAGTTCCGCTGCTACTTCCACCAGTTCCACCACCACATTCAACTTTCAATGCAGACCCATCATCAATCTGAACGATACTTGCTGATCCGTCACCACCACTAGCATTACTGCTTGCACCAGCTCCACCACCACCAGCACAAATAATAAGCATAGTTTCCCAAGTGGTTGGGATTGAAATATCATATGTTCCAGCGGAAGTGTAATTGTTTACATCTGTATATTCAACAATTGGAACACCACCAGTAAAGACTGTTCTACCACCAATTTGAGAAGTGCTACTTAGCGTTTTGAAAACTGTGACTGGAATGTATGTTAGAAGTTCAAATGTACCAGCACCAGCTGCGCCAGACGCTAGATAATATCCATCATTTTCATATCCCCACTTAGTGCTACCAGTTCCAGGAGCACCAGGAACATAATCAAGAATATCATACGTTGCAACAGTTGGATCTGATAATGGTTGTTTAAGCAAAGCATGTGTGTGCTCAAATGCGACACCACCAACTGGGAAGAAAGAATACAAACTTTTATTTGTATCTGTATATTCAGCAAGATATCTATCTCCAGAGAATCCTGCTAAAGTCTGCAAATCACTACCTGCCGAGGTGTGATACAAAAAGTGAGTGTGTTGAGGAACATCCTGCAGTCTCTTGTTTTGCATCTCAACCTGAACGGTTTGAGTACCAATAATAGAAACTGATGTTGTATCAGTAACGCTGGTGTATCCAACCGTTGTCAAACTTCCGAGAGAGAAATATCCTCCCTGTGATTCTTTGGTAAACAACCAGGATCCGCCTTTGAAATTGTTACCAACACCAAGAGTTAGTAGTCCTGTTGTGGGACTTCCAGGACCGTAAACGTTGCCATATCCTACAATTTTTCTTGCTTTCAAATCTGGAACATTGAAAGTTCCGAGATCACTTTCTCCATAATAAGTAAAAATGTTTTGCTGAGAAATAGCAACCAATTGACCAGCAAAATTAAAATTTAATTGTATCTGAAGTCCCGATCCACTACCAGCACCGCTAAGAGTCCACGATGGTGGATTGTTTGGATCATATCCATAACCCAAATTTGTTGGAGTAATCGCTGTAATTACTCCCGTAGTGCTGACAGAAACATTTGCTGCAATTGGTTTCAAATCCCCAGGATTATTAGGATCATAATTTGGAGGATTGTCAAATGTAATAGTTACACCAGATGTTGGGTATCCACTTCCACCATTAAGAACAGAAATCTCTGGTCTTGAGGCACCACCATATGCATTTCCAATTACTCTATAGAGAGCAGGAAAATCAGAAATATTATACTCTGCACCATCACAATACAAATAACCAGGATACTGATACTCAGGATTAGTCTCCGTCTGAGCATCACCAGACTGTGTTATGTATCTGGAATATGTTCCGTTTCCTGGGATGTATGATTTGTCATATACATTATCAATTGCCTTGAAAGTGGTCATGATAGAACCAATTTCCATGGAATCGGAACCCTTATCTGTATAGAATAAAGGTCTAGTATTTCTGTAGTTAGGAGCTGACGATACCATGTTAGATCTTGATCAGATATTCTAGAACAATGAAAGGAGAAGAAACACTATCAACAGATGCGGACTGATCAACTGACAAATTCAATGTTGTAGTTAGAGCATCTGGAGATAATTCCAATGGATCCGTTTTCAATGCAAAATTGTGATCACCTTTGGTGATTGTTAATTTGTGCGAGTGACTTGTTGGATCTCCATCTTGAGACAACTCAGTAGTTTCACTGAATTCATTAAACAGAGAAGCATATATTCTACTGTCTCCACTATTTAGATTACTGTTCAAAGGAACAATATCAACCATGGAAACATCTCTCCAGTCAGTTGGTGCGGTTCCAGTGTCATATGTGGCATTAACATTTTGATTGGTGTTAATTGATTGGTTTGTTTGATCGGGAAGGCAAACAAAAATAACAGTTCCAGAATCACTTTTTGGTTGCAGTCCATTGAGTTGATATGATCCACTGGAAATAGGATAATTGTTCCAACTGTTATTCAAAAGACAGTTATATCTCCACTGGTCTTCAAGAAGAGCGTTACCATTATAACAACCATTACTATATGTTGTTGGGTCAAATGTACCAGCAAATGCACCAAAGTAGAACTGATATCCACGCGCATATGCGTTAGATGCCATTGCTCTACATGGTGGTTGATTATTTCCTGGGAAATTACTCGTTCCAGGACCCATTGTTGCATCCATCCAATCGTCAATTGGAATAGTTGAAGCGTTCCAAAATGCTACCTGTCCAACTGCCTGAGGATCTAAGTAAGTCGTTGGTGCTGCAGCATCTAGTTCAGAAACTGCTTTTAGTCTAGCTCTTACACCAGCAAAAAAGTGTGCGTGCCCATGAATTCCACTGTCTGGAACTACTTCAGCATCAGTTAATTTACCAAGTTGTGTTCCAATTGTCCACGCTGGTTTGCCTTTGAGTTCAATTGTTTGAGATGGAACGATGAAAGTTCCAGAATAAGTGAGTTGAATTGAAGTACCTAGAGTCGCAGTTGCTTCAATACCAATACCAGATCTGTTTGTTTCGTTTCCAGCCTGAGTCACAACACGAATAGATTTATATTGTCCAGCGTCTGGTCCATCGGTTGGTTTTGGATATTTTGATCCAAGATCAGGAACTACAAATTGATTATCTGTCAGTGTTTGTAGTGGTTCTCCAGCAATGTCTCTTCGCACAAACTTTCCAGTTTCACCAACTCCACACACTGCAGCAAGTTGTGGATAATCAACGACATTGTACACCGTACCATCACATCTCAAGTAACCAGATGGCAGTTTATCAATATTGTTGGAATTGTTAATGTCAGGATTATATTGTACTGGCCAAATAATAATCTGACCTGTCAAATTCCCATACTTTGCTCTTTCCGATGCGTAAACTTTTGCCATTAGTATGCCTTAATAAGATATACAATGTTCATTGATGCCTGATCAGTATTCACAATGATATTTAGAGCATCGTTTAGATTATCTGGACTTACAGAACCAATACTAATATCATTAAGAGGGAATGTTGCTGGTGGATTTAAAGATCCCCTAGACATTGCAATATCAAATGATCCATGGTTGTGTGATGTAAACGATGAGTCATTTGGGTTATTTGTACCAAAATTACTCAGAGATGTTGGATACGATCCTTCACGGAAGATAACATCAAACGTTCCTGATGCAATAGTTGGAAATGCAATTGTAATTGTGTAGATATAGTTTGCGTCAGAAGTTCCAGAACGAGAAATTTCAGTAATGTAAGTTCCCTTAGCAAAACATTCACCATCAACTAACATCCATGGGTGAATTTTATCGTATTGATACCAAGTTGATCCTCCATCAGCCGATGTCTTGGTCGTTCTAATATCTGTTCCTAGTGGCAGATCAAATTCTGTGGCTCCATTGCTTATAGAAACTCCAGTAATAGTGTAATAATTTGCTGGGTTTTCGGGGTTATCCTCAATGTTTAAGTAGATTCCTTTATCAAATCCATAGAAATTTCTTCTATTACCAAAGATATTTGGTTTTGGAAATAGACCAGTCCATGCATAGTTTGCGTGTGTCTTTGCTGGTGTATATGGAAATTGATCTGTATATTGAGTTCCCGAGAAGTTTACTTGCTGTGTTGCTGCAACAGGACTGTTCCTTGTAGGTGTTCCATCATGCCAATCTGGAGCAGGAACTTGAGACCAATAATCTTTTCCAGCATCACTTACAAAATCATAAAATCTATCACAAACTGGCAACGTATGCTCATAAGTGTTATCGCCATAATATGCCATTAGTGTTCTACCCTGCTGCCAAGATGGTGCTTCAGAGTCACTTGGGAGCAAAGCACATGTGTGGTTTGATGATGAAATGGGAGAACAGTTTGGGTGTGGTGTGTTACCACTAACCTCTATGTTTGCCGATGTAAAGATCTGTGGACCATAGAAATTAGCTTGTGCCGATGGGAATGTCCCTGGGTGACTATGACCTGGGGTGTGGTTAATACCCAACTTTCTATTAAGAGTAGTAATAGATGTCGTAAAATCTGGATCCGTAATTTCCATATTGGTAAACTTACCAGATAAATTTGTCCCCGTTGGAAGAACAAAGTCAATGTCAGCGTTGGCAGAATAGACAGTTTTAATAACAGAGGTAGTACCAAATCCAGTAATTAAATCGGATAGTTTATTGCCAGCAGAATCAAATACAGTATTTAAAACATCACCCTGTCCCATCTGATATTTTGAATCTGCCAGATATTCTGGTTCCAAGTCTATCATAGCTCGGTTAGAAATATCTGGCAGAACAAATTTGTCCGTCAAATTATAGTTGGGGAATTCTCCAGAGATAACCCCACCATAAGTTGTTCCCAGTTCTGATGCCAAGACAGGATAATCTAAAGCATCAACTTCACTCCCATCACAAACTCTCCATCCTTTTGGGATGTTGTCTGCGGAAAATCCTTCAAATCCATTACCACCCCACGGCATAATAGTGCCGATGCGGGCGGTTTTCATGGTCTTAATTGAGTTGTAGTATTGAGCCATAGGTCATCAGAGTTCTGTTAACCACCAACCACGGAGGTTGGCAGGGATTGAGGATGCATTTGGATCACCAGCAGCGTCAGTTGGACCGACATAAATCAATCCGAATGATGCGTTTCTGGTCTGAACGATTAGTTCGCCACTATCCCAAGCGGTTGTAAGTTGACCGCTACCTGCTTGAATCTTACTACCAGAAGTGTCACCTTGAATTGCAACTGATTGGTTGTCAACTTTTAGTGCTCTGAGAACCAGATTTGTATTATATGTTAGGTTACCACTAACCTCAACAAATCTAATCATGTCACCAGTTTCAGCATAATCTGGTAGATATAGAACCATGTTGGTTCCTGAGGGGTTATTTAAGAGATAGTTGTTATTTGGTTGTAGTGGATTTGATTGTGTTTGACCAACACCTGTTAGAGACTGCTCAACATATGTATATCTACGTCCACCATTTCTGGTGAAGTAACGACTAATGCCGAAGGAGTCAATTGAACCATCCTGATAGATCTTGAAGTCTCTTGGACCAACAGTTCCACCAGTTCCAGCACCACCAAGGTTATCAATATGGAAGATTGGTGTGTCTGCGTCACCAGTTTCAGTTGGAACAACCTTACCCTTAACGTAAAGTTGTTCACCCATGTTAAGGCTACCAGTGTCATTGAATGCCTCAAATACAATATCATTGCTACAAACACCGTTTGCTTCGCAAGTATCTGTTCTAACAATCAAGTTGCCAAGGAATGTTCCATTTCCTTTAATCCATAGACCATTCTTACCAGTCTTAGGATCAAGAACTGCACCGTCAGCTGGGTGATCATCATCGTTTGATAGGTTGAACAGTAGAGTTTCGCCGTCAGAACCCCAGATTCTAAATTCACCACCATAAATGTTGACTTCATCAAAGATGTCAGTTGAACCACCACCAAAGAAGTGTGTGATTTCTCCAGTGACTGCCTGAGCAGCAGACTGGGTTCCCTTAGCAAGACGGACACCATATGATGAGTTATTGCCATCAATAGAATCTGCCCAGAACCATTCCTGAGAACTGCCACTTACAATTCTGAAGAAGTGTGAGGTATCTAGTTTATTACCGACTAATCTAGAATCTTTAAGTTTTACACGAATCTTGTTTGGATTGGTGTTTGGAGACTCAACAATTGTTCTATTAGATGAAGGGATATTGTCAACGATTGTTGTCGTATATCCATACTTTCTAATCTTAATGGCAATTGCACCAGCGTTCCAATTTTGCTTACCACTTCCTTCAGCACCTCTACCACCATCTGGATAGATAGATGCTGGATATTGTGCATTGTAAATTGTTGGTAGATAACCTTGTCCGTTGCTTATAAATGGATCGTCAGTGATGAGGATGATCTCACCCTGAGTTGTTCCACTGTAGATAAGAACTAGGTCACCATTCTGGAATGCAGTGATATCATCAACTGGAATGTTCCAATCGTCAACTACAAATCCAGAAGTGACAGTTGTAACAGGACCAGTTTGTGCGTTTAGTGTTTGCTTATCAAATCTATATCCATGAACAACACTTGTCTCTGCAGTATGTTGAAGTGGTGTTCCGTTCCAGTATCCACCAACTGCAAATACAGTACCAACAGTGGTTCCAACACTCATGTCACCATTACACATGTTGACATCCCAGACGGGACCATTACCGTTACTGATGGTTAAGTGATCATCAGCAGTTGGATCTGGACTTGGATATTCACCAGTAGTATCTCCACAAACACCATTGAGATTTAGAGTTCCAGAAATCGTAGTGGTTGTTGAATTGATTATAGTGTTACCGTTGGTTGAATCAATTTCAAATACAGTTTCTTCGCTAGCAGTATCACAACCATTCTTGATCATGAACTTCTTAGCAACCTGATCAAGAACGGTATCAATTTTGAATACCTCACCCTGATCATCAACACCATCTCCAGCAGGAGTGCCATCTTCTCTGTCAAGGATTAGATAATCATTAACATCTAGAGATCCACCAAACTGTGATAGATAGACATTTTCTTTATCAGCACTGGTTCCAGTACCATCAATTAGGGATGTTGTCCATGTAGCATCAAACTGTACGATACACTTGTAGATTGCAGCGGTGTCAGTATGATCAGATCTGATTGCTGTAAATGTACCGAATGGTTGTCTTTCAACAACAATATAATATGGAGCAGTGCTGATTCTTGGTAGAGAAACAACTCTCAAGAATTCTGGATGCTTGCTTCCAGTTGCTGGGGTATCAAGTAGTAGGATATCATTCTCATTGAAGTATTGAACTCCACTTGAATCATATGGACTGTACTTCAGTGGTAAGTAGTATTGCTTACCAGTTAGAGCAGGAAGTTCAGTTGGTTCAACAGTTCCAGGAATCTGAGTGATTATTTCCTGATAGTCGGTGCTTCCCCATTCACCAGAACCAGCAGTATCAAGAGCGTTGTATACATCACTGGTTGTATCAACTCGTAGAACATCAACGATGTCAACGTTAGAGTTGAAGATGTTATTACCAAGGTCACCAGTAGCATGTTCAAATGCTGGTGAACCCATCTGTGCTCTGAAAGCAGTGAATGAGTATGAAGCAAATCCACCACAGAGAGTGATGTCAGAATTAACTCTTAGGGTAGAATCAACAATCAAGTTGTTTCTAACTCTGGTTTCGCCACCCTGACCACCAATGGTAATCTGAGATGCGTTAGTAGCAAAGTCTAAAACAGAGGTGTTACTGTTACCAGAGAAGAATTCAACTGTTCCCGAGGTAGAAGACAACCTAACAGTATCTGTAAGTCCTCTTCTAGTTCCTAGTTGGAAATCACCAGAAGTTTTGAATGCCTTAGTATCAACCTGAACGAACGACAGAGATTCGTTGTTATTATAAGCACCACCAATAGTTACTTTAGAAATGTTGGTTGCTGTGTCTGGTGTGTTACCAATCCAGATATTGCTATGCTCAGATGCGTTTGCGAAGTACATGAACTGATCATCAGTTCTGTCATTCAGAACATTCAGAGTTGTTACTTCACTACCGATGTTGAGAGTACCAGTGAACGTAGCATCATCAACTAGATTAAATGTTCCTGTTGTGATATCAGTTCTGATTTCAGCAGTGTTAGCACCACCGCCACCATGAACTTCAATGTCCTGTTGGAATCTAGCATCATCTGTGAATCTGGATAGACCATCAACAACTAGAACTCTGTCTAGTTCGGCATTGGTTACGTTGATACCAACGCGACCACCATTTGTAGTTGCAACTCTTAGTGTTGCTTCATTGTTTGGAGTTGCACTGTCGCCACCAACCAGGAATGCATTATCTTGTGCAACTTCAGTTCTATTTGCGAATACCGAATGATCTAAGTAGTCAGAAACTTTCTTGCCACTAATGAATGCGTTACCAACAACGTCAAGGTTTGCACGAGGATCAGTATTAACATCTACAAATGCGTTTGCATATGCAGAATGTTCAGACCTTGCTATAGTGTTGATGCCAAGTTTGTAGTCACCGATTGAATCAGTATCAGTTCTTAGTGTCTCTGCTCCAATAACTCCCAGTTCCTTCCAAGAAGAACTAGAGAATTCCATCAATACTCCACTACCAAGTGCTACTTCAGTTGACCAAAGTCTTGGGTTGTCGTTATCTACGTTTCCTCTATTCTCAAGGATTGCAATCTCACAAGAAGTAGAAGCTGGGTTGAATGTACTTGCAATGATCTGCCATAGACCGTTGAATGCTCCATCACTGAAGTTGGAGATTCTGATTTGTGATCCACTGGTTAGACCAATCTGTTCGTTAGATAGGTTGTTAGACCAGTTGATAGTAATGACAGTGCTGCCATTCATTGACAGGTTAGCAATGTTCGCATTAGGAACATTCTCATAGAAGTTAGCATAGATCCAACCAAGAGATCCAGTTTGACCAACTTCAGAACCCTTCAGGAGAATATCTCCAGATAGTGGTACGTTTGATCCGTAAAGAACATTTTGAGTAGAATTTAGCGCAGTTCCACCAGTTGCAACTCCATATAGACCAGACTGATTAGGAGTAATGTTTGATCCAATATTTGACACTGCATGGTTTTGAATCTTGTAACCTTGTGCAGCACCATTTGAACCACGTGGGTTAAACTGGAAGATAGAAGCAGCAACTCTGTTTCTTGCGATAACAATGTCACCACCAGTATCTTGGTTAAGGAACTGAGCGGTCTTGTCAAGAGTTGCATCATCTCCGTCACTAGGAGATACGTTAGAAATTACACTCAGAGCATAATCTCTTACTCTACCGAGAACGTTGATAACAACTGGAGAGTTGAATGTACTTGGGCGATCCTGATCATCACCACCATTGACTGTGATATATTCGTTGAATGTAACAGGAGTATCAAAGGTAGTAACGAGGTTACCGATATCTTCTACATCATCCTCAGAATCTTGTAGTGATGCAGACTCTAGGAACTCTTCCTCACCAGTGATAGCGTCAATCTTACGGTTACCAATGTAAAGGTCACCGTTGGAGTTTAGACCAGTGTAGAAGAC